GAAACCAAAAACGCCGACAGAAGCCCCGGACAGTCTGCGCTCCGTTGCCATTGCCAAAATGCTGATCGCCGTGGGCGAGGGTGAATTCGAAGGCACGCCGACCGCCAGGGAAATCTACCTCGACAACACTCCGCTGCAAGACCCCCAGGGCAACATGAACTTCCCGAACGTGAAGTGGGAGTGGCGCACCGGGGCAGTGGACCAGACCTATATCCAGGGGATCCCGTCGGTCGAGAACGAGACCGCCATCAGCACCGAACTGCGCAGCGGTACACCCTGGGTCAGGGCGATCAATAACACCCAGCTTTCCGCCGTGCGTGTGCGCTTCGCCTGGCCTGCGCTCCAGTCCGTGGATGCCGGGGGCAACATCAATGGGTACCGGATCGAATACAAGGTTGAGCTGGCCACGGATGGTGGCGCCTACCAGCAGGTGCTGAGCGAAGCTGTCGATGGCAAGACCACCAGTGTGTACGAGCGCACGCGCCGTATCGACTTACCCAAAGCCACGACCGGCTGGCTGATGCGCATAACCCGCATCACGCCCAACCAGAACAACAACAAAATCTCGGACACCATGCAGATCGCCGGATTTACCGAGGTGATCGACGCAAAGATCCGCTACCCAAACACGGCGTTGCTCTACATCGAGTTCTCCGCCGAACAGTTCCGCAGCATCCCGGCGGTTACGGTCGAGACCAAGCTGAAGAAGATGCAGGTGCCGAGCAACTACGATCCTTTGTCGCGCTCGTACAGTGGTATTTGGGACGGCACCTTTAAGCAGGCCTGGACCGACAACCCTGTCTGGATGACCTACGACATCACCACCGCTGACCGATTCGGCCTTGGCCGGCGAATCAAGCCGTGGATGGTGGATAAGTGGGAGCTGTACCGGATCTCGCAATACTGCGACCAGTTGGTGCCAGACGGGAAGGGTGGCCAGGAGCCGCGCTTCATCTGCAGCCTCAATCTGCAAAGCAAAGCCGACGCCTGGTCACTGCTGCGTGACATCTCGGCGATCTACCGAGGCATGACCTACTGGGCCCAGGGCCAGGTCTTCACCCTGTCGGATATGCCGCGTGCCACTGACTTCGACTTCGCCTATACCAGGGCCAACGTCCTCGACGGCAAGTTCACCTACTCGAGCGCGTCTGAGCGCACCCGCTACACCCGTGCACTGGTCAGCTACGACAACCCGCTGAACAACTACGACACTGACGTCACTGCCGTGACCGATCAGAAGTTGCAGCGGCGCTACGGCGACAACCCGCTGGAGATCAGCGCTATAGGCTGCACCCGCGAATCCGAGGCCCAGCGCCGCGGTAAGTGGGCGCTGCTGACCAACTCCAAGGATCGGGCCGTAACCTTCAAGGTTGGTTTGGATGGCCGTATCCCGCTGCCTGGCTACGTGATCCCGATTGCTGACGAACTGCTGGCCGGCCGTGCCATTGGCGGGCGTATCTCAGCGGTAAACGGCAAGGTCATCAAGCTGGATCGCGACACCCAGGCTAAGCCGGGCGACCGGCTGATCCTCAACCTGCCTGACGGCAAGTGCGAGGGCCGCACCGTGCAACTGGTCAATGGGAGAGAGGTTACGGTCACCGTGGCTTATTCCGTCGTGCCTGAGCCGGAGTTGGTGTGGGCGCTCGATGCTGACGACCTGGCAGTCCCGCTTTATCGTGTGGTCAGCGTTGCCCGGCCTGAGCCTGGCGTATTCGAAATCTCGGCCGTTCAGTACGACCCGAGCAAGTTTGCGCATATCGACACTGGTGCACGCCTGGAAGAGCGCCCGATCAGCGTCATACCAATCACCGTGGTACCGCCGCCGGCCAGCGTCACGCTGACGTCGAGCTACGCGGTGAACCAGGGCATCGCCATCAGCACCATGAACATCTCGTGGCCTGCCGTCGCTGGAGCCGTCGCTTACGACGTGGAGTGGCGCAAGGACAACGGCAACTGGATCAAGGTACAGCGCACAGGCTCAACGAGCGTGGACGTCACCGGGATCTACTCGGGTGCGTACCTGGCCCGGGTGCGGTCGGTAAGCGCCTTCGAAATCTCGTCGATCTGGAAAAGCTCCAATCTGACCAACCTGAAAGGCAAGGTAGGTTTGCCGCCGGCAGTATCGTTCCTGACCACCAAAAGCGAACTGTTCGGGATCAGCATCAAGTGGGGCTTCCCCGCTGGCGCCGAGGACACCCAGCGTACTGAGCTTTGGTATGGCCCAGCGAACAATCTCGCGGCGGCGACCAAGCTGGCCGACCTGGCTTACCCGCAGGCCGATTACCGCATGCAGTCGCTGCTGGCGGGCGCTACGCTGTTCTTCTGGGCGCGCCTGGTGGACCGTACCGGCAACATCGGTCCGTTCTATCCGGTGGTGAATGGGGTGATGGGCCAGGACAGCTCACAGGCCGGGCCGATTCTCGACCTGATCGCCGGTCAGATTGGCGAAACGGAGTTGGCCAAGGAGTTGCTGGACGAGATCGAGTTGATATCTGGCGATGGTCCCGGCTCGGTGAATAACCGACTGGAGCAGGCAAAGCAGGAGCTAGAGGACCTGATCGGCCAGTTCATAGATGCTTTGGTCTATGACCCGACCAAAACCTATGTGGCCGGCGACGTCGTGCGGCAGGGCCAGCACCTGTACCAAGCTATAGCGACGGTACCGAAAAACACCACGCCTCCCAACGCCACCTACTGGTTCGACATCGGCACCATTGCCGAGACAACAAAGGCAATGGCGTTACAGATCCAGCAGAACAAGACATCCATCGATACTGTGGACGGTAAGGTCACAGCTCAAGCATCTACGCTGCAGTCGCTCCAAGCAAGCTGGCGTGAGGAAGATGGAGAGGGTGACCTTTCCGACGCGTTGCAAAACTGGGATGCGACGGCAAAGTTCGCCCAACAGGTGAAAGTGCAAGCCTCCGACAACCGGGCCTTGGTCGAACGCACGACGTCGCTGGATGCGGCAGTAGATGCGAACAGGGCCGGCTTGACCACGTTGGAGCAGGTGGTGGCCACTGACAAACTGGCGACAGTCACCCGCCTGGATCAGTTGAAAAGCGATGTCGCCGGCAATACAGCGGCGATAAGTTCGGAAGCGAGTACACGAGCCGACGGCGATTCCGCTCTATCGGCGCGCTCAGACCTCATCCAGTCGAAGGTGGATGAAAACTCCGCGGCTGTTCTCACGGTCACGCAGTCTCTGGCAGATACCAACAGTGCAATCTCATCCCAAACCACAACGCTTCAGGCCGTAATCGGGGGGGGGCGCGATGGAACAGATGAGGGCGATTTGGCAAGCGCGCTGAGTGAGTGGAAGAACAAGGCCGCAATCCAGGTCACCGCTAAGGCGCAAGCCGACACCGACGGCAAGCTTTCCACCATGTACGCGGTGAAGATGCAGGTGAACTCGAACGGCCAGTATGTGGCTGCCGGGATTGCGCTGGGCATTGAGCAGAACGCAGACGGCTTATTGCAAAGCCAGTTCCTGGTAAGCGCTGATCGGTTTGCCGTGGTGAACACGCTTGCTGGTGGTGGGCTCACTACGCCATTCGTTGTGAACAACGGCCAGGTGTTCATGAGGTCGGCAATGATTGAGGACGGCACGATCACTAACGCCAAGATAGGTAACTCTATTCAGTCTAATAACTATGTTGCAGGGGTTAGCGGATGGAGACTGTCTTTCGATGGGACATTTGAAATGAACGGGAATATTGAGGGCGTCGGAACCATGATGCTCACAAATACCTTCCTTAAATTCATCTATGCCAACGGTGTCGTCGGTATTGACTTGAGTCTTTGATATGGTCGGCTTAGTAATTCGAGACAAGGCTACGGGCGCCGTAAAAATTGATATGACTAGCTTTATAAGTCAGACGACAGGCTATGTTGAAACCAATGGTCAGAATGGTGAAATTCAAATTCCCGCAGCTCCTGCGGGCAGATCGCTGTTCTTTACGGTTTCTCCGCTTGTGGATTTGCAGATGGATAAGGGCAAGCGGCCTGGCGTTAATCTAAGTGGCACAACCCTATCCTGGGTGTATTCATACAATACAGCGGGGTGGGGTTTCTTTTCTGCGAACTGTCGAATTTACTATGGGTATTACTGATGGCTAATGCCAAGCTTGTCGCCAAGAAGCCCGATGGGTCACTGCTCTATGATACGGGGAATATCAGTTACGGCTTGGTAAAGAGTGGATATTTATCGTTCAACTCAAACTGGAGGCGATGGCGCCTCAGAGCCATTAACGTAGATCCGAATTTAGCGAGTAGCTGGGTTGAATCTGGCTTGCCAGGAGATAACCAGTTTGGCTTCACAATTGACAATCCTCAGTCACCCATTGTTTTTCTTGTAGGTAGAGGTACTGCTACAGGAGTAACAGTTTCCGGGAGCACCAAAACCTATCTGTATGCGGGAGCCAGTACGGCTACGAAGTATTACTGCTTTGATCTGATGCGTAATGACGGATTGCCCAGTCCTTGGCTAAAAACCAGATCACGGGAGTCAGGCCAAATTACGTTCAATTCAAACCAAAATCCAATGAATGTTGTTGCGTCAATACGCGCACCTGATCCAGGCCCACTGGATAGATTTGGAAGGCCTGCATCCACATACATTGGGGGGCGAAACGAAAGAATTGCATTTCAATCTCAAACAAGTTCCGCTATTGCCCACAGCTTGGTTGACATTAACTTAGATGGCGGCTCGGAATATGCAGCCTTTCTGCCTTGGAATAGGTCTTGCGGGATTATTGACGGTGACCCTTTTCCGGATGGGGGCGCTCCCACCGTATACGGAATGACTGAAGGTGCTTTCGGAAGAGTTGGTGGGATCAGCTTCTTCTTTGCCCCGCCAGGTAGGACGACCGAGGATTATTGGCCGACAACAAATACCGGTGGGTCATATTCATATATGAACCTGCCAACAAGTAGATTCCCGTCAGCCCTAGTGATCAAAACCGAAGGGCTACCTTTTCCTTTTAATTGAAATGACGTTGTCCATTCTTTTTGGACGACTTAGGAGATAAAAATGCCTTGGTACAGAGCCGGCACAGTTGCCGTAACGTTGAATTCGAATGCGGTAACCGGCAACGGTACCGCCTTTATCGCCAACAGCCGAGTCGGAGATGCGTTTATAGGCCCTGATGGCAAGCAGTACGAGGTAACCAACATCGCCAGCAATACGGCGCTTTCCATCGCGCCGCCATATGGAAGCACGTCTACCGGGGCTGGTGCATATGCACTGATGCCCGTGCAGGGTTACACAAAGGATCTTGCTGACCAAGCCAGGGCGATTATTCAGCAGTGGGGGGCGACATTGGCGGGTCTCGGTGCCGTATCGACTGAGAACGTGGTTCCTGTAACCAAGGGGGGGACCGGCGGTACAACCCAATCGGCTGCCCGCAACGGCTTGGGACTTGGGAGCGCCGCGGTATTGAATGCCGGTCTCGCTGACGGAAACTTGCTTCCATGGGGGGCTTATGGGTTTGGAGGCTATACCCCGGTCATTCCCGGATCCCCGACAAACTTTAACTCGGCACTTGAGACAGGCTTCTATAGGGACACGGGCACAACCCTGAACCGGCCCGCCGGAATGAACTACGGGACGGTCATGGTTCAGTCGTATGGCAATGCCATTACTACTCAGCTGGCCATCTCGTTTAACAAGCGGATGTATTTTCGCGGTAACCAGTTGGGCTGGGACGCTACATGGACAGAGGTTTACACAACCGCAAACACTACTCGAGGATCTGGCGGCGCGCTCTCTGCTGCGTCCCCTATCGTGCGCGTTGCAAGCGTGGCTGAGAGTGAACGCCGAGACTTGCAAGAGCAAACCTTTCAACCTGCTGGCGCGTGGGGTGTAGCCAACGAAGAAGCTTATGGCGTCACCGTTGAGCGCAAGGCCGTCGGCGAGTATCAATTGCGCGGAAGTCTGGGCCTGGCTCTTGAGGGCTGGAGAACGCAGGATCCATGCTCGCCTGATGGTGGTCGCACACTTGGCATTACTGAGTGCGAGCAAGATGCCGACGGCAGCGTGACAATCCGGCTATTTAAGCAGCGCTGGTCGCTGACGGATGACGGGGACATGGTGCTGGGCAAAGGAGTGCCGATTGACGTCCCGCTAAATAGCTGGATCGACGTGCGCCTCGAGATGCCCGCTGTCGAGGCGCCACCGCCGCCCGAAGCAACCGAAGCATAACTGCCCGCCCCGAGCGGGTATTTTTTTGCCTGGAGAAAAGCATGAATGCAACCGAGAAAGACCGAGACATCCTAGCGCGCACGCTGTGGGGCGAGTCCCGCGGCGAGGGACTAGCCGGGCAGATCGCCGTGGCCTGGACCATCCGACACCGCGTATTCGATGGAAAGGCCAAGTCCTGGTGGGGGGAGGGTTACACCGGCGTGTGCCTGAAGCCCTGGCAGTTCAGCTGCTGGAACCAGAACGACCCGAACTACGCCTACCTGAGCGGTGCCAAGCAGATCCCGGCCGCGCAGTTCGCCCAGGCGCAGCTTGCAGCTGACCAGGTGATGACTGGCGCGGTACCGGATCCCACCGGTGGCGCTACGCACTACTACGCAACCACGATGCCGAAGGCCCCGGCCTGGGCGGCGAAGGCCACGCAGACGCTGCGCCTGGGTCACCATGTCTTCTTCAAGGACGTGCCGTAATGACGCCCGGGCAGATCCTTTGCGCGATCCTGCTGGCGCTGGCCATCGGGTTCGGCGGGGCGTGGCAGGTACAAGATTGGCGCATGGGCGAAAAGCTCGCCGAGCAGGGCGGGCAGTTCGAGAAGGAACTGGCCACCATCAGCAATGTGGCGGCCGCCCAGGCCCAGGCCGAGCAAGGCAAGCGCCTGGCCTTGGAGCAGAAGCTCGCTGGCCAGGACCAACAACACTCCAAGGAATTATCCGATGCCCAACGCAACCAAGCTCGCCTGCGTGATCGCCTTGCTACTGCTGATGTCCGGCTGTCAGTCCTCCTTGCCGAGGATCCAACCAGTGGCTGCAACGTGCCTACCGCCACCGGTGCCGTCGGCGTGGTTCATGCAGCCCGTCGAGCCCAACTTGACCCAGCGCATGCGCAACGAATTGTCGCCATCACCGATGACGGGGATAACGCCATAATTGCGTTGCGTGCTTGCCAGGCGTATGTCAGGGCTGTGGCCCCCTGAGTGCAGCCAGTTCAAGCAGAAGCCGCTGATTTTCTATGCGCAGGTGCTCGTTCTGATTTGAGATCATCTTTAGGCCCATGATCTCTTTGCCTCTTTCCGAGTATTCGACATTTGTGCGGCTAAGCTCGACCTCAACAGCTCGAAGCTTTTCTTCTGCTGCCATCTTGCCGGTAACCAGCAGGTCGTTCATCTGCACCAGGCCGGCGATATTCGCTCGAGCTCTGCGCAGCATGCGCTCTGTCTCCACCAGCTCATCCACGAGGATTGCGCATTGGTGCTGGTACATCTCAAGGGGAGTGGGGCAGCCGAGCCAATCATCGGTGTGCATGTCAACGTTCATAGCGTGAATCTCAAATACTGTATGTGTGTACAGTAATCGAGGTGTGGCAGGTTTGGGGAGTGGTGTTCGTCGGCAGGACGCCGGGGCGGGATTTCGCGTTGGAGCTTCTTCCCCAAAACGCAACCGTTTGGACCAATGTTTATTGGTTTTAGAAGAGTCGCAAAAGTGGGTATTTTTGGAGGGTGTTTTTAGGGTCAAGGCCTTGATATTAAAGGCCTTGAGCGTTTCTTATGCGGCATCCCAGGCTTTGATGCCGAAAAGGTGCAAGGTTTTGCTTGAAGCGGTCAAGGAATTGCCCCCCTTTGGACGTACGAAAATGAAAGGTCACGGATTATGCCACGACCAGCAAGTTTCGGCGCCGCTCGTCAACACTCTGCGACTTTTGTGCAAAAGCCTGCGCGTAGCATGAGCAGGTAACATAGCCGGGTAATATGGCACTTCAACGGCCAGTTGTTGCCTCACGTGTGTCGTTGCAAGTCGATTGTCCGGGAAACCCGCGTTATGCAAACTGCCTATACCGTTCTTATCCTGCTGATGCTGGTCAGCGTTTCGCGCCTTGTCGGGCGTGTCATTCCTCTGCCCCTGCCGCTGGTGCAGATTGCCGCCGGAGCCTTGTTGGCCTGGCCCACGCTGGGGCTGCATGTGGCCCTGGACCCGGAGCTGTTCCTGTTTTTGTTCCTGCCGCCACTGCTGTTCTCGGATGGCTGGCGCATGCCCAAGCGCGAATTGTGGCGTCTGCGCGGTCCAATCCTGACGCTGGCGGTAGGGCTGGTATTGTTCACGGTGGTTGGCGCCGGCTATTTCATTCACTGGATATTGCCGACGATTCCGTTGCCGGTGGCCTTCGCCCTGGCAGCAGTTTTATCACCGACGGATGCTGTGGCAGTGTCGGCCATTTCCCAGAACCGTTTGCCCAAGCCACTGATGCATATGCTCCAAGGCGAGGCGCTGATGAACGACGCGTCGGGCCTGGTGACCTTCAAGTTCGCCCTGGCGGCGGCGTTGACCGGGGTGTTTTCCTTGGCGGATGCCAGCCTGACGTTTGTGTTGGTCGCCGTGGGTGGCCTGGCGGTCGGCGTGGCGTTGAGCTGGCTGGTCGGCCGCCTGCGCGCCTGGATGATCGCGCGGGGCTGGGATGATCCGGCGACCCATGTGGTGTTCATGCTATTGCTGCCCTTTGCTGCCTACGTGCTGGCCGAGCGCCTGGGCGCTTCGGGCATTTTGTCGGCGGTGGCGGCGGGCATGATGCAGAGCTGGCTGGACCTGCTGCCACGCCAGACCAGTACGCGCTTGCTCAATCGCAGTGTCTGGTCGTTGCTGGAATTCGCCTTCAACGGCCTGATCTTCCTGCTGCTCGGCTTGCAATTGCCGGACATTATCAAGGCGGTGGTGAGTCACGAAACCACGCTGTGGCCCACCCTGTTGTATCGCTGCCTGGATGTGGTGGCGATCTTCCTGGTGCTGGTGGTATTACGTTTTATCTGGGTGCAAAGCATCTGGCGCCTGTCGGGCTTGCTCCGCAGGCTGCGTGGGAAAAGTGCGCTCACCCTGGTGCCCACCGCCCGTTCCTGCTGGTTGTTGACCGTCGGCGGTGTACGCGGGGCAGTGACTTTGGCCGGTGTCATGTCGGTGCCGTTGCTGTTGGCGCCGGGGCAGGATTTTCCTGAGCGCGACTTGCTGATCTTTATCGCTGCGGGAGTGATCCTGTTGTCGCTGGTTGCTGCCTGTATTGCGCTGCCGCTGCTATTGCGCGGCGTAGAGAAGAGCCCGGATGAAAAGCGCCATAACGAGGTGCGCGAGGCGTGGAAAAAGACTGCCGTGGCGGCAATTCATGCTCTCGAGGCTGAGGAGCCCGCAGAGGCCGAACCGTCGGATGCGGCCCAGGCTGCATTGGCTACGGAGCTCAAGGCCCGGCTGATGTCGGAATACCGCCACCAACTGGAGGTCTTCAATGATTCGGCCGAAGCCCAGGCGCTGGCGCAACAGATGGATCAGCTGGAGCGCAAACTGCGGCTCAAGGCCCTGCGTGCACAACGCCTGGAGCTATATAGCTTGAGCCGTCATCACCAGATTGGCGATGACGTTTTGAGGGAAGTGCTGGCAGAATTGGATATGAGTGAGGCGAACCTGGGTCACATGAAGTGACCCATGGGCCTTTATCGGCGCCGTTGGATAAAGTCTCGAATCCGCTCGGCCGCTTCCACGCATTCAGCTAGCGGTGCAACCAACGCCATGCGCACACGCCCGGCGCCTGGGTTGACGCCATCCACGTCCCTCGACAGGTAAGAGCCCGGCACCACGGTCACGTGTTCCTCTACGAACAAATCACGGCAGAAAGCGGCATCATCGCCATTCACGTTCGGCCACAAATAAAAACCGCCGTCCGGGCTTTGTACGTCCAGTACCGGCTTGAGGATCGCCAGCACCGCGTCGAACTTTTCGCGATATAGGTCACGGTTGGCCTGTACGTGGGCCTCGTCCTGCCAGGCGGCAATGCTCGCCAGTTGGGTTTGCACCGGCATCGCGCAGCCGTGGTAGGTGCGGTACAGCAGGAAGCTCTTGAGGGTGTCGGCATCACCGGCCACGAAGCCCGAGCGCAGGCCTGGCAGATTGGAGCGCTTGGACAGGCTGTGGAATACCACGCAACGCTTGAAGTCCTGGCGCCCCAGCTCGACGCAGGCACTGAGCAGGCCCGGCGGCGGGGTTTGTTCGTCGAAGTACAACTCGCTGTAGCACTCGTCGGCGGCGATCACGAAGTCGTATTCGTCGGCCAGGGCGATGAGTTTTTTCAGGGTGTCCACCGGGATCAGCGCGCCGGTCGGGTTGCCTGGCGAGCATAGGAACAGGATCTGGCAGCGCTTCCAGATATCCGGCGAAACCGCCTCGAAATCCGGGTTGAAGCCGTTGGCATCCAGGCACGGCAGGTAGTGCGGCTTGGCGCCGGCCAGGAACGCAGCGCCTTCGTAGATTTGGTAGAACGGGTTCGGGCTGACCACCAGCGCATCATCGCCGCGGTTGACCACGGTCTGGGTAAAGGCGAACAGCGCTTCACGGGTGCCGTTGACTGGCAGGATGTTACGCGCCGGGTCCAACCAGCCTTTGGGCACGTTGAAGCGGCGTTCGCACCAGGCGCCGATGGCTTCGCGCAGTGCCGGGATGCCCAGGGTGGTGGGGTACACCGCCATCTGGTCGAGATTGTTGCTCAATGCCTCGGCAACGAATGCTGGCGACGTGTGCTTGGGCTCGCCGATGGATAGCGCGATCGGGCGTTTGTCCGGGTTCGGCGTGACACTGCCGAGCAGAGCGCGCAATTTCTCGAAGGGGTAGGGCTGCAACTGGTTAAGGGCGTTGTTCATCGAAGATCTCGTTTAATTCAGTTGTAATGCGATGTGCCGGACAAAGCAGATCTAAGGTGGGAGGGGGCTTGCTCCCTCCCACAATAAGCCGGGTGTTCAAATGGTCAGGCGCGTCAGCTCAACGCCAGGTTCCTGGGTCACGCTCAATTGCTGGACGATGGCGTCCTGCAAACGTCGGCACAGTTCCGGGTCGGACAGCGGCTGGTTGTCGGCATCGGTAATAAAGAACACGTCTTCCACCCGCTCGCCAAGGGTCGCAATCTTGGCGTTCTGCAATGACAGGTCGAACTCCAGGAAGATCCCGCCGATGCGTGCCAGCAGGCCTGGGCGGTCCGGTGCGCTGAGCTCCAGCACCGTTACCGGGCGCTGGGCATCGTTGGAAATGGTCACCTGGGGCGCAAAGGCAAAATGCTTGAGCTGGCGCGGCACCCGGCGCTGGATGATGGTCGGGTAATCGTCCGGGTTGCGCAGGGCTTCGGTCAGGCCCTCGCGGATCTTTTTCACCCGCGCCGGGTTGTCGCCAATCGAGGCGCCGTCGGTGTCGAGCACGATGTAGGTGGCGAGGGTGAACTGGCTGCTGGAG